ATCACTGATCCTTCTTTCTCTGATGTCGAGTCCCCTTGTGACTCCTTGGCTCCTCGTCAAGTTTGCGCTCCCCGTAACGCTCTTCCTGAGACTACCCTTTATGTTCCTCTTCAATTCTGGTTCTGTACCAACCCTGGTCTTGCCCTTCCCCTTATTGCTCTCCAATACCACGAAGTCAAGATCAACCTTGATATTAGACCTATTGATGAGTGCTTGTGGGCTGTTACCACCTTGAACTGCCAAAATCAACCTTACGGTTCTAGTGCTCAATACACCGTTGGACGCCCTGTCCCTGCCACCATTGCCTACAATCAATCTTTGGTAGCTGCCTCTTTGTACGTTGACTATGTCTTTTTGGACACTGATGAGCGCCGCAGAATGGCCCAAAACCCCCATGAGTACTTGATCACTCAGCTCCAATTCACTGGTGATGAGTCTGTTGGTTCTTCTAGTAACAAGATCAAGCTCAACTTTAACCACCCCGTTAAGGAGCTCATCTGGGTTGTCCAACCTGATCAAAACGTTGATTACTGCTCTTCCTTGACTTGTGATGCTCTCCTCTTCAAGGTCCTCGGTGCTCAACCCTTTAACTACACTGATGCCATTGATGCTCTTCCTAATGCTATCCATGCTTTCGGTGGCCCCACTGCCGTTGCTCAAGATTCTCGTGCCTACATTGATGCCCAAGGTCTTTTCAATGACGCCGGTGCTATTGACGTCAATTTCGGTGAAAATTTCACTGGATACTGGCACGGTCCTTCCAACCCCTACAACCAGTCCAACATGGGTGGCCCCGATGTTGGCAACGCTGTGGGAACAGTTCCTGATCACAACGAAAACTCTGGTGTCTCTGATGCCGGCACCTTCGTCCTCTCTGAGACCTCTCTTGACATGCATTGTTGGGGACAAAACCCTGTCGTCACCGCTAAGCTCCAACTTAACGGCCAAGACCGCTTCTCTGAGCGTGAAGGATCTTACTTCTCTTGGGTCCAACCTTACCAAGCCCACACCAGAAACCCTGATGAAGGTATTAACGTTTACTCTTTCGCTCTTCGCCCTGAGGAACACCAACCTTCAGGAACTTGCAACTTCTCCAGAATTGATAACGCAACTCTTCAACTTGTTCTCAGTAACGCCACCGTTGAAGGTACCAAGACTGCCAAGGTCCGTGTCTATGCTACCAATTACAACGTGTTGAGAATTATGAGTGGTATGGGAGGGCTCGCGTATTCAAATTAAAAATCTTGTTACGATTTATCGTCACATTATCTTTTACATATTTTAATAATTAATTATTCCTTTTTAATTATTAAAGCAACAAACAATATAGAGACTTAACTATAATATAACTTATAAAATGAGCGTAGATATAGTAAACCTTATCGAGAACAACCCAATCACTAAATTTTCTGGTGATTATCAAAGCAAATTAGTTGAAAAAGTTAAGAATAATTTCACAAATTATGAACAACAAATGTTTTTATCAAGTTTTTACTGTTATTTAAAATATGATTCTAAAAATGATTACGTTATTGATCTAGATAATGTATGGAAATGGTTAGACTTTAGTCAAAAAGATGCTGCAAAAAGAGTAATAGAAAAAAATTTCTTAATTAACAAAGATTATAAAATTTTTGCTCCACAAGTTGGTGGAGCAAAAAAAGACACTAGAGGAGGTCATAATAAAGAAGTTATTATGTTAAATGTTGAAACCTTTAAAAAGTTTTGTTTAAAAGCTGGAACTAAAAAAGCTGATGAAATACTTTATTAAATTAGAAAATATCATGTTTGAAATTACAAAAGAAGAGGGTGATGAGTTAAAACAACAAGTTCTTACATTAGAAAATAAAAATAAAAAAATGGAGGAAAAAATAATTAAACAAAAAGAATTAGAAAGAGAGAAAATACTATTAGATAAATTTACAAATATAGGATGTATGATTTACATAATAAAAGTAAAAATGAATGATGATGGAACACATATTGTAAAAATAGGACATAGTACAAAAGGAATTAAAGAAAGATATAATGAATGTAAATTAAAACATACAAATATATTGTTATTGAATTGTTTTGAAGTTGATAAAAGTTACCAATTTGAACAATTTTTACATACACATCAAAATATTCGTCCAAATAATGTAACTAATTTGATTGGTCATGAAAAAGACAAAGAACTATTTTTAATTGGTACTACTCTAACATATCAAACATTAATAAAAATTATTGATGATAATATTAATAATTACAAGTATAAAGTTAGAGAATTACTATTAGAAATTGAAAATTTAAAACTAAAGCAACCTGTTGAAGTAATTAACAATGATAATGAATTATTAAAAGAACTTGTAAATGTTAATAAATTACTTACAAATAAAGTGTGTTCTCTCGAAACCTCTATTCAACAAATCCTTAACAAACTTAATGCTCAAGAAACCAAAATTGTTACAGGTTTTAACCAACAGCTTCCACATTTAGGACCACGACTACAAAAAATTAATCCAGAAACACTTCATTTGGTAAAAGTTTATGAATCAGTAACTGAAGCTATGAATGAAAATAAAAATATTAAACGTCCAAGTATAGCAAAGGCTGTTGAGGAAAATACAATTTATTGCGGTTTTAGATGGCAACTAGTAGAGAGAAATTTAGATCCAAATATTATTCATTCTTTAGAACCAACAAAGGAAACCAAAGTACAAAATTTAGGTTATATTGCCAAATTAAATATAGACAAAACGCAGATTCTAAACATTTATTTAGATAGAAAAACAGCAGCTCAGCAAAATGGATTTGAAAGTTCATCAGCCTTAGACAATCCAGTTAAAAATGGAACAATAGTAAATAACCAATATTACACATTATATGACAAATGCGAAGCGGATTTGATAAACAATTTTGAAGCAGAATATGGGAAACCACTTTTATACAAAAACGGTATTGGACAATACGATTTAGATAACAATTTGGTTAATGAATTTGCGTGTAAATATGATTGTATTCGTGAATTAAAAATGAGTGACAAAACATTAGCAAAAGCTCTAGATAAAAATGTACAATATAACGGATTTTATTATAAAAGTATTGGAAACAAATTAAAGATGATTTAATTTAAAATAAAAATGAAATTGTATTATAATTTAAAAAATAAATCATAATACTAAATACTACAATGAGCACACACAGCTTTTATTTCAAGACAGTTTATACTTGTCAAACTATTAACTATGACATTGCTTTAGACATGTCAATAGAGAATTTTATAAATTATGTTAAAGATAAAATTAGAGTTGATTTCGATATTGATAATAATTATGATATTGAGATTGTAAAGGCTGGTAATCCAGATAACATTAATGGACATGACGCTGAATTGGCACCCGCTTTAGAAGCAACTAATTATACTATATTACAAACATATGGCGATAATTATAAACAAATCGCATTTTATATTAGAAAAATTATTAGACCTCTGAGAATTAATATACCAGATTATGTTGAGAATGATAACGATAATGTACCTAACGCTCCTAGAGGAAATAATATTAATCGAAATATTAGTTAAAATAATCAATTAAAAAAATAATAAATTTTTATACACTTTTTATTATATTTTATATTTTTTTAATATTCTTCGGATTCCTCTTCGGGTTCTTCATTGTTAGCAGCTCCTCCGAAATCGTCATCAATATCATCAGGAACATCAACATACAAATTGTCCTTCCAAATTACCTTGCGAGTATTAAATAACCTATTCATATTTATAATTTCAGGTTTTTCTGTTTCAGATGTAAATAGCTTTAAGATTTGTTCATCGTCACGAAATCTAACAGTATAAGTTTGTTGGACATTATTTCTTCCAATACGTCCCATTGCTTGAATAACCTTTTCTTGAGTCAAGTTCAAATCTTTGCTAAGGAATCCATGACAGAATTGATAATTAGTGCCATAAATATAATCGCTTGAAGCAATAATCATATATAATTTTTGTTCATCGGCGAGTCTTTTCATGATTTCAGTGTAAGTAATATTTTCATGATTAATAAAGACACCTATTCCCATCATTAAAAGCACCTTCCATGTATTCTCAACCCCTTTTAATGCCATTATATCAGATACAATGTTTTCATCTATATTACTTGTAAAAGCATTCTGCGTATCTAATCCTTGAGCCCATTTATCTTGATGCATTTGTCTATTAGGAATAAATGCATCATTTAGTGTTGCTGATTTAATCATATTTCTTAGGTCATTGATATCTTGATTTAATTTAGCAAGACTTCCTCTATTTAGAAACTCTTCTGGAACATCTCTATTTAACTTTTTAATATCTTTATTAGATTTAGTTCTTCCAGAAACCTTATGAGCTCCACCAGAATTTTTTACATCATTTTTAATCTTTTTCTCTTGTTCCTCTTTAATAATATCAACTTCTGATTCCAAGGCAAATAATTTTTCATTAATATAATTATTATATTGAATTTTATTCATTATTTCATCCATAACTAAACTAGGAATGTTTGCTTGTTGAATACAAAATTTAGAAATTTTTTCAATATCATCTGAAATTAATATAGTTGGTCCATCAGTTAATGTATAAGCATCTTTTGTAGTAAAGTAAACGCCAGACGTTCCAGGCTTAACATCAGGTTGACTTACTTGTTGACTTGATAGACGAGTTAAACTAGAACCAGGTAATGAATTTTTATTTGAGTTTCGACTCATTACATGTTCCATGCTTCTCGATTTAATAATTTTAGCTCCCTTTGGATCAATTGTTTCATTTTCTAATATTCTAGGTTTTCTTATTTGAATGAAATGATTATAAATGACCCCCCAATAATTTTCTGTAATATTTTGAAGAAGAAATATATAATATTTTTTAATATTTTTCATATTGAAATCATTTAATGTTTCAAAATGTCTTTCGAGACGTGTCTTGCTATTGCCGTAATTATAAAGGTTTACGTAAGTAATAAACTCAACTACTTCTTTTAAATCAAGATATCTTAGAAGCGTTAAATAATTATCACAATGATTAGCAATTTCTTTAATTTTAGTATAATTTTCATTAAGATAATGCGGCAATACTACAAAACCATCTTTGCTTACAATCGGAATGGATTTTTTACAATCGTGACTAACAATATTAACAATCTCGGCTCCAGGAAATGAGTTTAAGAAGTCGGGGATTGTCTCGGTAAGCTCATTAAGCTTTGGTAATGTAGCCGATGATAACACAACATTAGGAATAGCATTTTTCTTCCAATTTTTTCTAATTGTTGAATGAAAATCATGTTCACTATAGTCCATTGTAATTGTC